TACACAAATAATAAACCAATGATGAGTGAAGCAAAAGCGTATCAAAATATGTTGCAAGCTATGTCTTTTGGTATTTATAGAGGTGGAGATGAACAAAACTTAAAAGAAATAAAAGAAAAATTTATTGCAAATGGTGGTGATGGTAATATTTTTGATCAAGTTGTAACTTTAAATAGACAAAATGCAGATATATTACAAACGGTAAAAAATACTAAAAAAAATTATAAGAAAAATTTAGAAAACGAAAAAGCATTTGGAAATATTATTGGAAACGTAGGGCTAAAATATCAAGTAGATTTACCAACAGCTTCTGAACAATTAAAATTAGATTTAAATTCTTTAAAAAATAAAGCAGAAAATATGGACAAAAATTTTGATATTTATAAAGAAACATATACCGGTAAAGATTTAACTAAACCAAGTAAAGATTTAAAAAGAGCGGCATTTGATTTATTAGAAGAAGAACAAATTAAAAATTACCCTTCTACTTATGATCAAGTAAACACAGAAAGCGGCCCTATTATGGATAAAATATATAATTCTATATTAACTAAAGACTCTTACAAAAAACTTTTACCACAAAATATACCATCAACAATTAATCAATTACTTGGTTTAAATTTTAAACCAGTTACAGAAAAAGAAAAAGAAGACGCTTTAATTGAAGAAATGAAAAAAAATGCTCCACAGGAATTATATAGGTATAATAAAGAATTTAGAAATATGGATCCAGATAACCCAATTACTATGGACGAAACTGTTAAGTTTATGCAAAAAAATAAAAAAGCTATCGGATTTTCAGAAGGTGGTATAACAGGATTAAGGAGTAAATATGAGTATAAAAAATAAACCAACAAATAAGAAAAACCCAACATTGGTAAAAAAAACTAATCCTGGTTTTAAATGGTGGTCAGTACCACCTAAAAAAGGACCGCTATCACAGGGGTTGAAATTACCACAAAAACAAGTTAAGAAAGTATAGGAGAATAAATATGGCAGATATGGATAAAAGTCTCCCTAACGAGCGACCGGAAGATGACGTTCTAAGAGAACAAATGGAAGAAGTCGATGTTGCAGAAGAGTTAGGTAAAGGACCAGTAGAAATTACAGAAGACGAAACCGGGGCTACAATTGATTTTGACCCTAATGCAATGCCGATGCCTCAAGAAGGCGGAGATCATTTTGCAAACTTAAATGAATTACTTCCAGAAGACGATACTGATGAAATCGGTAATCAATTACAAAATGATTACATGGAATACAAAACTTCAAGAGCCGAATGGGAAAGAGCTTATATTACTGGCTTAGATCTTTTAGGATTTAAATACACAAACAGAACAGAACCTTTTCAAGGAGCATCTGGTGCAACTCACCCAGTTCTTGCTGAAGCTGTTACACAGTTTCAATCATTAGCTTATAAAGAATTATTACCTGCAGATGGACCTGTACGAACTCAAGTAATGGGCGCGACTGATGCTGCAAAAGAAGCACAAGCTTTAAGAGTAAAAAATTTTATGAACTATCAAATCATGGATCAAATGAAAGAATACGAACCCGAGTTTGATCAAATGTTATTTTATCTACCTTTATCAGGTTCAACTTTTAAAAAAGTTTATTATGACGATTTAATGGGAAGAGCTGTTTCTAAGTTTATTCCTGCAGATGACCTTGTTGTTCCGTATACGGCTACCTCATTAGACGATGCGGAATCAGTCATTCATGTTGTTAAGATGTCAGAAAATGATTTACGTAAACAACAAGTAGCTGGTTTTTATTCAGACATAGAACTGACAAAACCAACTGGAACAATAACAAATGATTTAGAAGAAAAAGAGAGAGAAGTAGAAGGAATTAATAAATCTCAAAGAACCGACCCTCTATACACAATTCTAGAATGCCACGTTAATTTAGATTTAGAAGGTTTTGAAGATGTTGGTCCCGACGGAGCACCAACTGGAATAAAATTGCCTTACATCGTTACAATCGAAGAAGGTAGTAGGAAAGTTTTGTCTATCAGACGAAACTTTGCGCCCAATGATCCAACCAAAAAGAAAATCCAATATTTTGTCCACTTTAAATTTCTGCCAGGACTAGGGTTTTATGGTTTAGGATTGATACACATGATTGGCGGATTGAGTCGTACTGCAACTGCGGCTCTCCGTCAGTTACTAGACGCAGGTACATTATCAAACCTGCCGGCCGGATTTAAACAAAGAGGTGTCAGAGTAAAAGATGATGCCGCAAATATACAACCAGGAGAATTCAAAGATGTTGACACTCCAGGTGGTAATTTAAAAGATGCTTTTGTATTCTTACCTTACAAAGAACCGTCACAAACTTTATTACAGCTGATGGGAATTGTAGTTCAAGCAGGACAAAGATTCGCGTCCATTGCTGACATGCAGGTTGGGGACGGGAATCAACAGGCCGCTGTTGGTACGACCGTAGCTCTTTTAGAACGTGGTTCAAGAGTAATGTCAGCAATCCATAAAAGACTTTATGTAGGTCTTAAACAAGAGTTTAAATTATTGTCAAAAATATTTAGTGAATCTCTTCCACCAGAATATCCTTACGATGTTCCTGGAGCTGCAAGAAATGTTAAACAAGCTGACTTTGATGAAAGAGTAGATATTTTACCGGTAGCTGATCCAAACATATTTTCAATGTCTCAAAGAATCTCAATGGCACAAACTCAATTACAATTAGCTCAATCTAATCCTGAAATGCATAATATGTATATGGCTTACAGAACTATGTATAGTGCGATAGGTGTAAAAGACATAGATCAGATTTTACCACCTCCACCACCTAATCAACCAAAAGATCCTGCGATTGAACACATTGATGCAATGGGACAAAAACCTTTTCAAGCATTTCCAGGACAAGATCATAGAGCGCATGTTACAGCCCATTTAAATTTTATGGCTAGTAACTTTGTTAGAAACAATCCTAGCATTACTGCAGCGTTGGAAAAAAATATTATGGAGCATATATCACTGATGGCACAAGAACAGGTAGAGTTAGAGTTTCAACAAGAAATGCAAATGCTACCTCAGATGCAACAACAAGCTGCTAACAATCCACAAATGCAACAACAGTTTGAACAAGTATCTCAAAAGATAGAAGCAAGAAAAGCTATTTTAATTGCTGAAATGACTGAAGATTTTATGAAGGAAGAAAAAGAAATTACTTCTCAGTTTGATCATGATCCATTACTTAAATTAAAACAAAGAGAAGTTGATCTTAAAGCTATGGATGCGGAAAGAAAAGCTAAAGAAGATGAATCTAGACTTAATTTAGATAAAATGAAAATGATGCAGGCTAGAGAAATTAATGAAGATAAATTACAACAAAATGAAGATTTAGCTAAACTAAGAGCTGATACAGCCATTGAAAAATCAATGATGTCTGCCGAAGTAAAATTAACCTCAGATGCTATGAAAGCTCGAGACGTAAATGTCTTGAAAGGGCCTAAAAGATAGTATATTAAAACGCAGGAGATAAATTATGAAGAACCCAAAAATAACAAGACCGGTTGGAGTTAACAAAGACGGATACGCTAGTGGCGGAGTAGCTATAGAAGTGCCTTCTCAAAACTTAGAAATGGACCCTAGAGGTAAGACAAGTTTTAGAGCTAAAGGTGTTTATATTGCTCAAGGTGATAACGTTGAAGTTAAAGGAACTAAAAGAATGTTAGCTTCTAAAAGTAAAAAAGCTACTTGGTATTAAATCATGTGGTTATCGGCAATTAAATTAGCCGTCTCTGCTGGTAGTAAAATTTACGCTAACAAACAGAAGACTAAAATAGCTATGTCAGATGCACAGCTTATGCATGCATCCCGTATGGCTGAAGGTAAAGAAGCTTACCAGGGAAAATTACTAGAAGCACGTCAGTCAGATTGGAAGGACGAGGCAGTTTTAATAATTCTTTCGGCGCCAATCGCAATCCTGGCCTGGGCAGTTATAAGCGATGATCCTTCTGCTATGGACAAAGTTGATTTATTTTTTTTACATTTTTCGGCACTCCCTTCATGGTTCACTAATTTATGGATCCTTGTAGTCGCGAGCATTTATGGTATAAAAGGAACACAAATTTTTAGAAACAACGGAGGAAAAAAATAATGGCTGACTTTATAAGATTCCCAGCAACAACATTTGGTGGACCTGTTTTATCTGGATCTATTACTGAATCTACAGGAACAGTAGCTGGAACAGTTCAAAACGTTGGATTCACTGCAATGGTCCAAGGGAAAGATGATATTACAATAGCACAAGCAGGAACTGTAATTGATACAGGGATTGTTCTTCCTAGGTATAGTGAAATTCTTGAAATTAAAGCTAAAGTAACTACAGCTTTTACTAATTCAAACACATCTACTTTAACAGTAGGAGCATCAAATGATTTTTCATCTTTGAATGCAACTAATATGACTGCAGCTTTAAGTCTTCCGGCAACAACATTTGGACCGTACTTAATGCAACAAGCTGGATCGGATACTTTTTTTAGTGCAAGTGGTTTTGATGCTGAAGCAAGTGATTATAAACTAGCTTGTACTTTAACTGCAAATAGTGCAACTCAAGGTACTGTATTTTTATTTGTAACATACATGCAGGCTTGGTATAATTTAAAAAATTAATAAAAGGAGATAAATAATGAGAAACGATTACGGAACAAGACCTTACATCCCAAGATTTGCAGGTAAGACTGCAAAGTCATCACCTAAAAAACAAACAGCTAACGACAAGTTAGATGAATCTTTAGGAATGAGAGATGGTAAAGAGTCTACAAAGAAACAAAGTTTTAAAGATAGAAGAGACGAATCTAGAGGATAATAAATGTTCGCTGATTTAAAAAACTTTATTTGTAAAATTTTTAAAATTAAAGCATGTCAATGTGAGACTGAAGACATACTTGTTTTAAAAGAAGAAGTAGTGGAGCCTAAAGTAAAACACTGTAAAGCACATTTAAGATTTAGAAAATCTTGTTTAGATTGTGCTGAACAACTAATTAAATTTTTTAAAAAAGGATAAACAATGCCAGGAAAAGAAATTAAAGGAAGAAGCCCAAGAGCAATGTACAGCAACGGTGAATTAGTTGGTGGACAAAAAAAATTAGATAAAAATAAAGACGGAGAAATATCCGGTGAAGATTTTGCTATGATGGCTAAAGGTGGTAGAGCTAAACGTGGTTTGTACGCAAACATCGCAGCTAAGAAAAGAAGAATCAAAGCTGGTTCAGGTGAAAAAATGAGAAAACCGGGAGCTAAAGGTGCACCAACTGCTGCTAATTTTAAAAGAGCAGCTAAAACAGCTAAGAAACCTAAAAATAAAAAGAAAGCTTAATGAGGACTAGGTCACCAAACGCGGGCCAAACTGCTTTAACTTTGCAACATGCAACAAGTCCAAGAGCTGGTTATAAACCACCTCCTGGTCACAATACAGATGGTTATACAATGGCAGAAAAAGTAAGTAATTATGCTAAAGGTGGTAGAGCAGAAAACCCTATAAGAAAAACCACCACAGGTAAGGGTGCTAATTATAGAAAGACAAAATCTGGAGCTGGAATGACAGCAAAAGGTGTTAAAGCTTACAGGGCAGCAAACCCTGGAAGTAAATTAAAAACAGCCGTGACTGGTAAAGTGAAAAAAGGGTCAAAAGCTGCAAACCGACGAAAGTCGTACTGTGCAAGAAGCGCAGGTCAATTAAAAAACTCGTCAGCTAAAACACGTAACGATCCTAATTCTCGAATCAGACAAGCACGGAGAAGATGGAAATGTTAAATGGAACCAGAACAAGTATTAAATAGTTTAAGAAGAACTATTTCAAAAAGACTACAATCATTAACTATATCAGTGACCTCTGGTGGGGTTGACAATATGGGAACTTACAAGTATATAATAGGACAGATTAATGCATTGGAATCAGTGCATCAGGAAATCTCTAACCTGCTAAACGATAAGGAGCAAAATGAAGACAGAGGAACAGTCATCAACATCGGTGACACCAAAAATAATAACACCGAATAAAGAATTACTTGGTGTAAAAAAATCAGAAAAAAAAGAAGTAACAAAAGAAAAAACAAAACTTCCTATACCTACGGGTTGGAGACTTTTAGTTTTACCATTTAAAATGAATGAAAAAACTAAGGGTGGTGTTTTGTTAGGACAAGATACTTTAGAAAGACAACAAGTAGGATCACAGTGCGGTAACGTATTAGCAATGGGACCTGATTGTTACAGGGATAAAGACAGATTTAACGATGGTCCGTGGTGCAAGGTGGGAGACTGGATAGTCTTCGCACGTTACGCAGGATCACGTATTGAAATTGAAGGTGGGGAAGTTCGTCTTCTTAATGATGACGAAGTACTAGCAACTGTGCAAGATCCAACAGATATCTTACACAAATTTTAACATAGGAAGGACACTATGCCAGAGGAAAACAAAACAGTAGACATTGATACATCCGGTCCGGAGACCGAGATTAATGTACCTGAAGAAAAAGATGAGTCGGTAGTTAATACCGCCCCAGAAACTACGGAACAGGAAACAGTAAAAGAAGAAACAGTAGAAAGCGAAACAACTAGCGATGAAAAATTAGAAGACTACAGTAGAGGTGTGCAATCTAGAATTGCAAAACTTACGCGTAAGATGAGAGAAGCAGAAAGAAGAGAAGCTGCTGCTGTTGAATATGCGAATGCTGTAGAACAGAAAAGAAGAATCGATAATGAAAGATTTCAAAAAGTTGATTCTGATTATACTGAAAAACTTAAAGAGAATGTAACGAGTGCAATGGAGTCAGCTCAAAATGAATTGAGAATGGCAATAGAGTCACAAGATGCAAATCTACAAGTTACGGCAAATAAAAAAATTGCAGCACTTGCGTTGGAGAATGCAAATCTGCAAATGAGAAAACAACCAGTTGTACAAGAAACACCTGTACAGCTATCTGACGGTGGTAGATTACCAGAGCAAACACCAAAATCATTACCAGAAGCAGATCCTCAAGCAGAAGATTGGGCAGCAAAAAATAGATGGTTCGGAACAGATAGAGCCATGACATTTACTGCGTTTGAAATTCACAAAGATTTAGTAGATAAAGAAGGTTTTGATCCTAAATCTAATGAATATTACCAAGAAATTGATAAAAGGATTAGAGTTGACTTTGGTCATAAATTTGGTACTAATGAAGACAAGGCGACGACCAAACCCGTTCAGTCGGTGGCTTCAGCCAATAGAAGTGCAAAACCTGGTCGCAAAACTGTGAGACTCACATCTTCACAGGTAGCAATAGCTAAAAAATTAGGTGTGCCACTCGAAGAGTATGCAAAACAATTAAAACTCACGGAAGGAGCATAAGCATATGACAAATGAAGAACAAAAAAAACCTTTACGTGCGGCTGAAACTCGGACAAAGACTGAACGTCCAAAAGAGTATAAGCCCCCATCATCTCTAGATGCACCACCAGCGCCTGACGGATTTAGGCACAGATGGATAAGAGCAGAGTCAATGGGTTTCAATGACACCAAGAATATTCATGGTAGATTGAGATCTGGTTATGAGTTAGTGAGAGCTGACGAATACGATGACGATTCTTTCCCAACTGTCTTAGACGGAAAATACGCTGGAGTGATTGGAGTAGGTGGCCTTCTCCTGGCAAGGATACCCGAAGAACTCGCACAGTCTCGTATGGATTATCAGAAAAGACAAACTGAAGGTCAAGACGAGTCAGTGGAAACCGACTTACTTAGGGATCAGGATAAAAGAATGCCTATCAGTGTTGATAGGAATTCGAAGCACACTTTCGGTGGTACCAAGAAGTAATTCTTAACATCGAAATAATATCAACCGAACTGGAGGCCGTTTTACGACGGCAGGTTCATAAGGAGTAATAACTATGGCAAATAGAAACACACAAGGTTTTGGTTTGATCGCTCAAGGTACCGTTGGTTCAACAATGGCATCTCAAGGTCAAGGCAAATATCTTATTGATGCTGGCATGGCTGTTGATTTGTTCCAAGGTAGCGCTGTAAAAAGTTCTGCCGGTTACATTATCACTGCTCAAGCTGCCATCACTAACACTTGTATAGGTGTGTTGAATGGAATATTTTATAACGACGCTTCAACTAAGAAGCCGACGTTTGCGAATTTCTACAACCAACCTATTACTCCAGCTAATAGCGAAGACATTACTGCATTTGTAATTGACAATCCTAACCAACTTTTTGTTGGGGCGATTGACGCTGCAGCAGCTCAAGCTGAATATGGTAAAACATACGGCTTAACTGTAACAGCGGCTGGTTCAGAATTATCTGGACAGTCAAGTTCAACTTTAACGTACGCTACTAGACATGTAACAAACAATCAATGGAGATTGGTAAGAACAGCCGAGGATCCTGAGAATAACGACAAAACAGCAGCATTTACTTCTGTAGTCGTAGCTCATAACCTCAACCAATATTTCACTGGTGCAGTTACATGGGCATAATCGAATAGGAGATTAAATTATGGCAATATCACGAGCACAGCTAGTCAAAGAACTAGAGCCAGGTTTGAATGCTTTATTCGGCCTGGAGTACAAAAGGTATGAAAATCAGCATGCTGAGATTTATACAACAGAATCATCTGACAGAGCTTTTGAAGAAGAAGTAATGTTAAGTGGTTTTGCTAACGCAGATGTAAAAGCAGAAGGTCAAGGAATTGCGTACGACGACGCGCAAGAAACTTACACTGCTAGATACACAATGGAAACGATCGCGCTAGCTTTCGCTATCAC